AAGAAGTGGGTTGTTGACACCCGCGCTAAAGGCATCAAAAAATTAAATGGTGGTGTTGGTGAACAAAAAGAATTTGTTTGCAAAGAAGCAGCTGACGCTTATTGCGTTCGTATAAACCAACAACAAGCCTCTGGCGGTGCTGTTAGCCAACACACAGCAGGAACGCTCCGACAGGCTTACGAATTTTTCCAAACAGAAATTGATATGAACATCGGAGATGTCTGGACATATCATTATGGCGCAGGCTTAAAGACTGACTTAGGCCATTATTGTGATCTGGTTCTGGATGGTGAAGCTATGCCCTTTGGTGAGTTTAAGTGTGTGGACATTACGCCTGCCGATTGCAAACGTGCAACGAAACAGCTCAAGCGTGACAGAAATTTGTCTGACAAAACACGCAAAGAAAAGGAGAAAGCACTTCGAGCACTTTTCGATTATGCACGAGTTGATCTGGAGTGGTGCAATCATAATCCAGCAGCCAGGGTCAAACTAAAAAAATCGAAGTATGGATCTAAGGTAAAAAAAGCTCCAAAAATTCGTTTAGAAAAAGTTAACGTTAGTGATGTTTGTAAGTTGGTTGATTACCTGTTGGAAAATCAAAAAGTTGCAAGACGAAATCCGGGATTAGACCAAACTGATCAAATTGTTTGGAACGAGTCGTTGGCGGTAGCAACCTTGGCTGAAACAGGTTTACGTTTTAGTGAAATGGCTGCCCTTGAAATGAACAACCCAGAGCACATTAATCTTGAAACTGGACGGATCACTGTTCAACAGGTCGTGCGAAAAGTTGGACACAAACAATACGCTATCGAAAGCGTTGGTAAAACAAGTGCGTCATTCAGAACGATTCCGATCACTGAAGAACTGATCAAACAATTGCGGCTGTGGAAATTAAGATGTCCTGCCGGAACAAAATATTGGTTTGGGACACGCGAAAATACTTTTCACACAGCCAGCACGAATTTGAACAGACGTATTATTTTTCCTGCGTGCGATGCTGTAAAAATCAAACGCATGACTTGCCATGAGTTTAGACATTTCTATGCGACACTATTGCTGGACATTCACCACGATGATTGGTCAAAAATTACTCGGCTGATGGGACATACAAAAATTTCGTTTACGTATGATGTTTATGGCCATTGGATCGACGATGAAGAGTCTGACCGCGCTGATGCAGCTCGATTTGCTGAGCGTCTGGCAAGACGTTAAGATGTATTTTTTAACCCCCCGCTTCGGCGGGGGTTTTTTTTAAAGCGTCAACAATTCCACATCATTGAGAGCTTTAATGTTGTGAAAAGTAGCGTGATCTTTCATTGGATCACCCCTACCAAATTCTTCTTCTAAAAATTTGGCTGCATCAGGTGCAATTTCTTCCAAAGGCGTGCCGATCATAATTTTTTGTATTTTGGATAACGCCTGTTCACGTTTAAAGTTGTATTCAGCGTCACTGTAATTTTGAGGCTTAGGAATGGTTGGGTTTGCAATATCCATTGCCTCAACAATTTCTTTTAGAGGCACAATTTCTGTCACTTCATTTGTGATGTGATTTTTCACGCGAATGAACACTTCTGTTTCGACTGCCATTTTTACCTCCCAGGTTTGTAATTGAATTTATATTTTGCCTAAAACATTCAGGATAATGCAAGAGTTTTTCCTCGGCATTAATAACCCAATCATGTAAACCTACTGGCTTGTTACAAAAATCACAGTTTTCATCAAGAACCACAGGTGTTGATTTATTCTGGTGTTTTTTTCGTCGCATCATCCTGGGTAGCAAGAGCTAGAGCAAGCAGAGAATAACCACATAAGTCACGATAATCATCAAGGTTAAATTTACCGCACGTAATGCGACTAATTTTTACCAGGCAAAGCATCGTGCAAACTTGTGTTGAATTGATGGGAGTATCAAGAAAGTTTGACCAAAGGTCGGCAATGCCTTGCATGTTGTCTACAAAATTTCCGTGCTCCTCACCTCTATCAGAAATTAACTCACTTATCTCATCAAAGATTTGTTGTAGGTTTGTCATCTTCAACAGATCCCCAAGTCAGCAAGGAGTTACGTTTGACATACCAGCGCTCTCCAACTTTTTTTGCATCTAAATCACCACGCTCAATCATGCCGTAAACTGCATAGAAACTTGTTCGATCAGTTGATCCAAATAAAATTTGGCATACCTCTTTTGCTGAAAAAAGCATTTTGTTTTCAAGGTCAATCATCAAATGGATCCCTCTCGCCTTCAGTTACTTTTTGAATTTCTAAACTTATGTTTCCAGTATCTTCGTAGCGCCAGCCACTAAATGAATAGCGCCCGGCATCCATTGGTAAATCAAGAATGACTTTACCGTTTGAATAGTCTGGTTTTTTAGATCCAGGTTCTTTTGGGTTTTTGAATAGATTAAATGATTTAATTTTTTTGTAGCTATGCGGCATTGTAACCTCCATTGTTTGTCAATTCGTTTGAACGTGCTTTGTAACCGTTGGCTAATCTTTCAAATTGTGTTGGGTCTTCATTTTTTAATTGTTCGCGTTCAGCCCCGCAGCTGGTTGACCACAGTTTGTGCATAGCCATGTCTTTGTGTTTTGGCATACCCTGCAGCTGATCTGTTACCCAAGTTTCCCAATCTTTAACTTCAGATTTTGTTTTTGTAATTGGTTGTATTTGCGGCTTTGGTTTTGGGTGCTCAGATTTAGGCGTTGCGCCTAACCCATCATCATCTTCCTCACCGACGATGCCAAGCATGGCGCAAAGACCGTAGCGCCGGGCATAAGTAATAGCGCTGCCCATCTTTTGAGGGTTTGCTTTGTTCTCGCAGAGTAGCGGCACGCCACCGTCCTCCACAAACTCGCCTGATGAATGAATAATTCGAGTTATTAACCGATCAGAATCTGTATGCACCATTTGCACAAGCATTAATTGATGTGGAGCTAGTGCTTGCCTGGCAACTTTAAGACAATCAACTAGAAGCGCATATTTGCCGTAATTTGCGCGACCTCGAAGCGGTGGATTTACAACATCAGTTAAGGCAGCAACCAGACTTGTTTCTAACTTGCTCATGTTTTTAAATCTTTGAGAGTCAGATCAGTTAAAATTTTTTCCTTAATCGCAACATCAAAACGTTGAGGCTGTGAATAAGTTCGGCCTACCACAATACCTCGACCAACAATCCCAGCACGGTCGATGACTGTAACTTCTTGTTTTAAATCTGGAACAGATCGCCTTTCCATTTTTCCCTCCATACGATGGCGTTGCGGCCTGACGCATTTCTACGCCTCTCGCCGCTGTCTTCAATTTCATTGTTGTTTGCAAGTTCAGCGACTCTCGGTCTGACTGATAAAATGCTGCAACCCAAAACATCAGCCACCTCATCGGCCGTAAACTCGCCCTGGTCAAAAATATATTTTACGGCTTGCCGTAAATTACCTGCGCGTTTCAAAATATTTTCATAGGCTTCTAGACTTGTGTCTCGCATTGAGAAGCCTCCTCAAACTGTTCTTTTGCCGTTTGCAGAGCTACTCTGATTGCAAGCTGTTCATGTGTCAGCTGTTCAACTTTGTCTTTCTTGTTCTGTTCTGACCAAGTTGCTTTAAAAAAATCATCACCGTAGGTGATCACCATTTTTTCACCCCAAATAAAATTATGGCGGTCTTCCAGCCACTTCACGACAGCCTCAAGTTCTTTGACATTAAATTTGATCATTACACCCCCCAGGTTTTTTCAGCAGCAGATCGGTATGCCGGTGGAACGTCTTTCCACATGAAATGTGAGAAATCAGGCGCAATCATTGAAAATAAATCTTCTAAAGTATCTGCGTTTTTCATTAACTGTTCGCGGGTTCGCGCCACAATCCGCATTCTGTCCAGGGCTTCAGACAAACGGTCTTCAGACAGCTCTTCACAATCGGTGCTTGAAAACAACCGATAGCCTTTGCAATTTGCATAAACAATTTTAACTGGAACGTTTTCTGATTGTTGTCGCAGCCATTTCCAATAAAGTGCGACCTGGCCAACATGGTTTGGATCTGGACGCGCTGGAAGTGAATTGATCTGCCACCCGCGTTTCACTCGTTCAGTCAGCGTTGGCCATTTCGTTTTAATCTCAACAACACCTCGGTCTTCAACATCAATTTCACCTATGAAATCCAGCTCAACATCTTCAAGTTTGACAGACACCCAACGACCATCGGTAACCTCGTTTGCGCCTTGTGTCGCCTCTTGCAGCCCTGCAGCGGTATGCTGACACGTTAGCTCTAAAACTGTGCCTTCAATTTTAGGATCTGTTTTAGGGATTTGATAAATGCCGTCACGGATCACACTGTGTCGATCTGCATCAGCAGGGTCATGTTCGACAATTGCGTGTGCGTCAAAGTCTGACATTGCATCTCTAAATGCAGTTGAAGGATCTTCACCTTCAATCACAATGTCTTTTGCGTATTTTTCAGCAATCTTGCCAGCTGTCATACGGCATCCTGCTGGTGAAAATAGCTTTGCTGGACGCGCTACAGCCTTTTCAAAAAACTCTTTACAATTAGGCCGAATGGATCCGCTGGGGCTGTGTGCCGTAAAATTGAACCTTGTTGACCAACTTGGTAAGTCGTCAAACGGATCCAGCATAATTGTGCCTCAAGCGGTTGTTTGAAGCATCACAGTAATTATTTTGTGCTGGATGGTAAAGGGGCAGGACAATGCTGCCCCTGTTTTAATGAACATTTAATGTGGATAACTACTAGACTGCTTTTTTGCGCTTACCCTGTTTTCTTTTTGGTTTAAAATCTGATGGGTCAACAGCCAAGTAATCGTTGTCATTGTCTTCACTGCCATTATCAGTCTCAGCAACCCGCGCTGTAAATTGTAAAGTCAGCGTTTCACCTTGGCGTAAATCAACTTCAATGTTGTTGAACTTTGTCACGCCTCCGCTTTCACCTAAAAGCAACAGATCGGTTGAACAACTGTAGATTTCACTTAATTTTGTGATGATGTTTGCGCCTGGCACAACCTCACCCCGTTCATAACGGAGATATGCCGCTGGTGAAATTTCAAGTTGTTTAGCTACGCTCGCTCCACTCATGCCATGATTGACACGAGCAGCACGCAATGACTTATGAAGTTTCATATTACTTATATTCCTAGTTTTATTGTGTTTTTACAAAAGATTCTTGTGGATAAAATGTGTCTGTTTTTTTGTCCAAGTTCACCCATTGCAAATCATTCTTGATTTTATTCAGAGCGCAAATGTGCTCTTCAGTCAAAGCAAGCGAATAAGTTGTAATGTGTGTGATGATTTCAAGCGCTCGATACAAAATTAGGCGCGTTGGCGTTACGTATGATTCATTGTCCTGGCGAAAAATTGTTACTGCACCGAAATCCCGCAAGTCAGCACACCATTCTCTAACAGTGTCGAGAGAATAACAATCAAGCTCCTCTTGCAAAAAAATCTTTGTGCAGGGCTGGTTGTGACACCAACAGGCAATAATAACTTGAAGCGCGTAAACCATTCGAGGTTTTAAAACCAAGACCTTGATTAGCTCTGCAGTGTGCTTGCCCACCGGCGCGTTTGAGATTAACACAGGTGAACATAATGCGTTTTGACTGTTTTCACTTTTTGTTTTGTGTGGGTTTGGCAAAGAATACCAGGCTGCCAAAACCTCCCTTACAGATTTTTCTTCAAGAGGATCCCAAACTGAATTTTCTTGTATTAATTGAACAACATTTGTTGAATATTCATTCTTCACAGTAGCCTCCCGGATAAAATAATTAATACTGTTTAAAACGAGCTGATGCGAAGTGTGCCTGATATGCACTAAACAGTCAACTGATGTGGTTGAAACAACCGAATTAGTAACGTATGACCAAGTATGGTTATGACTGAACATACAATTCATCAAGCAATTGTTGATTATTTAAAATTAGCTCTGCCACCAGGCAGCGTGCTTCACCACAGCCCCAATGAAGGTAACCACAAAGTTCAGTATCGCGTAAAACAAAAAAAATTAGGCGTGCGTCCTGGTTGGCCGGATCTCGAAATATTTGTAAATCCCATCTACTTCAAAACTAAGCATCAATGTCGTCCGATTTTTCTTGAAATCAAAACACACAAAGGGCGCTTGTCTGCATCACAAGACAATACTTTGCAATGTTTGAAGGCGTTAGGTTGTTATTGCTTTGTTGTCAGAAGCATTGATGACACGCGAGATGCATTGTTTCCATGCTTGGCTTTACGCAATGCTTAAAAATCAACCTGGCGTTGCAGTCGCGCAAAAAACAAAGCACCCCAATTCCATTGTGAAATTTCGCGGAAAAAATGGCTGGAGTTTGAAAGAGCTGGCAGCAGCGAGTCGAATTGATGAGTGGACGTTGCGTCAGCTCGAAACTGGCAAACAAGACATGCACCATGGTCACATGCGCCGGTTAAGCATAACCTTTCGTTGTGAACCTGATGAACTGCTTGCCCCATGCGTTTCTCAGCGCAACCCACAGATTGCAAACAAACGTTCTTTAAAAAATTTAGAGAAAGCACGCGGTGCAAAACGGTGGGCTGGGCGACTGACAATCCCGCGTCGAGCACATCCCCTGGTCAAACAACTCTACCAAACAATGAACAAAAACAAGGTGATGATTACAGATTTGTCTGAACCAAGCGGTGTTTCGAGAGCAACAATCAGCGATTGGCGTTATACCCGGACACCTTCCCTAGCAACATTTGAAGCAGTTCTAAATGTCTTGGGATACAAACTTAAAATTGTAAAAAAAGATGATAAATGAAAGTGATCGATTTATTTTCTGGCATTGGAGGGTTTAGCCTTGGTCTTGAATCAACAGGAGCTTTTCAAACAATCGCGTTCTGCGAACAAGACCGATTCTGCCAAGCAGTCCTCAGAAAGCACTGGCCAGGAATCCCCATCCACCCAGACGTCAAAACCTTCGACTTCCAAGGAGAGTGCGACGTTATCACAGGCGGCTACCCTTGCACCCCATTTTCCGTTGCCGGGAAGCAAAAAGGCTTTGAAGATGACCGCCACCTCTGGCCGGCAATGTTTGAAATTGTTGCACAAAAAAAACCCTCTTGGGTCATTTGCGAAAACGTTTATGGTCACATCAGCATGGGGGTCGATACGGTGCTACTTGACCTGGCGAGCGAAAACTACACCTGCCTCCCATTTGTTGCTGGAGCTTGTGCCGTCAATGCGCCCCACAGGAGACAAAGAATCTTTGTCATTGCAAGAAAAAATGTGGCCAACCCCGACGACCCAAGAAATAGAACATCCCAACGCAGAGTTAACCGAGACGGGCAGAAGATTGACGAAGGACGGGAAGAACAGCCACAGTCTCAACTTGGCAGACTCGGTCAAGATGCAGGGACACAAAGCTGGGCAACTGAACCCAACGTGGGTCGAGTGGCTGATGGGGTTCCCAACAGGGTGGACAGACTTAAAGCCCTCGGAAATGCCGTTGTGCCACAAATCGTCACGCAAATCGGCAAAGCAATCATCGCCGCAGAACAACAATGAGAAATGAACGCGACTTTTATCCAACGCCTCACAGCATCATAGATGCACTGCTACCGCGTTTAAACTGGTTACCAGAACTAGTGTGGGAACCATGTGCAGGTGATGGCCGCCTGGCCGATGCTATGCGTCAACACAACTGTAAAGTTGTCACGCACGATATTGTCACAGGGCATGATTTTTTTAATTGGAAACAAGCACAGGCACAAGCACTTGTCACAAACCCTCCTTTTAAAATTATACGGCAATTTATTGATCACGCCTTCTCAATCGGTGTGCAACACATGGCGTTAATTTGTAACGAAAGACTGTGGGCATGTGGCAAAGGTTTTGATCAGTGGCAACGGCACAGACCTTCGCGGTTTGTAAATTTAACTTGGCGTGAAGATTACCTGGGTAAAGGTGGAACGCCTGACCGCGCTCTTGCTATATCAATTTGGGATACGCCATTAGCACATGAGTGCAGCTTTGAGGTGTGGAATCGTGATCCCACATGACGCCACAATCATTCTTCACGCTCTTTGCGAAGCTGGTGGTCGTTGTGACCAGACGGTATTGCAGCGAATGGTCGAAGATACGTTGATGTCAGGTTTTGCCGTATCTCTGACGTATTTAATTGACAGGGGTTTGGTTGAGCAGCTTAATGGAGCTGAGCCGCTTAACGTCTTCATTAAGCTAACCCCCAAAAACACATATTTAATCACACAGCTACATGAAGCTAAGCTACATGAAGCTAAGCTACATGAAGCTGCTGATCCCAGGAACGTTCAACAACTGGTAGCCGCCACAATAAATTCTAAAAACTTTAACTCCAACTACCAAGCTGTTGTTGACGGCAAAAAAGCACGGCGTGATCCTTTGGTCGAATATGTTGCCGGGTTGAGCCGTTTGAACCAGGTAGATGCCTGGAAAGAATTGCAGGAGATGGATGAGGCTGAGAAGAATGCTATCCGCAGTCGAGTTGCACGATTTACTTCTTGAGGCGGCAGAGACAGAGCGTAGATTACCACCTGCGCTGAAAAAAACACCAACAACCTGGTGGCCAGACATTTTGCCTGAGTGGTTATCTTATGCCTCTGATGCAACCACAACCCGACTGAGCCGTGCCACTGCCAAGCAAATTGATAATTACGACTTGTGCTTAGATATTGTTGTCTCTGTGCCAGTTGCCAGCGACAGAACGTTATTGTGGAGCTGTGCTCAATCAGCAGCCTTTCGTGACCGTGGAATAGCCTGGTCGAAAATAGGTCGAGTGATTCATAAAGATCGCCGGAAGGTCAAAAGCATGTATGAGCAGCTGCTTTGGGAAACAGCCGATAGATGGAACGCAATTTGTGCAAAGCAAGCGTAAGTCACTGCTTGAAGCAGTTACAAATGTCGCATGTGGGATTTTCGTTGCGTGGGCGATGACTTACCTCGTCTTTCCCTGGTTTGGATTTAACGTCACTCTTAGCACCAGCTTATGGATCAGCTTGATCTTTACAGCTGTAAGCCTTGCGAGAAGCTACATTTTACGTCGATTGTTTAACCGATGGGATTTGCGTTTAGAGAAGCAGAGCACACAACCAAGCATTGGTGTTCATCCAGACATTTTAGCACGCAAAAAGCTGTTAGATGAACGTGCAGGTAAAAACAGTTTTGACTGAATGCCCCGGATTGGGGGTATAAATTTCTAGAATTAGTCCAAAGGACTATTCAGTTTTCCTCCCAGGAATACGGATCGCCAGCTGTGTCCTCCAGCGCAGCTGGCCTTTTTTTGGAGCTACTATGGCAGGACGATTAGCAAAGAAACGTATGCAGGCTGTCTGTGATGAATTGGCTAAGGGCAAGTCGCTAAGATCAATTTGTGACAACAACAAAGAAATGCCTGCTTGGAGCACTGTCTTGCAAACAGTGCAACGTGATGAAGATAGCTTCGAGATGTATGCCAGAGCACGCGCTATTGGAGCTGAAGTGCTGGCAGATCACATGCATGACCTGGCTGGATCTCCACTGCCCGAAGGATTGGATCCTCGGTTTGCTAACGCTGAGGTGCAGCGAAGGCGCTTAGAAGTGGATACTCTCAAGTGGACGTTTGCACGAATGCAACCTCGAGGCGTTCGCCATAAGAAAGAAGACATTGATCAGAATGCCGGACAGATCACGCTGGTTTGGGGTGATGATCAGGAAGTGCAGGAAGAACCGAAAACTGCTGAGATAGTGAGGCTGGTAAAAGATGGCGAAGAAGAAAAGTAAAAAGAAGAAGACATACAAACGTAAGGCTAAAAAGAAATGAAGAAGAAGCGCGGTCTTTACGACAATATCAATGCCAGGAAACGTGCCGGGACTTCACGAACAAAGAAGAAGAGCACGATTAGCGCCGGAGCATACGCCAACATGAAGGCAGGGTTTCCAAAGAAGAAGAAGAAATGAACCAGCGTTGTCCGAACTGCCAACAGATCTGTCAGCCCATAGAAGTTCATGGTCATACACAATGCAATGTGTGTGGTCAGGTCATGGAAGAATGTTGCCAGGGTAAACAACGTGATGACGCGGAATGTGGTTAGCTCCCATTTTTTAGGGAGGCAGCTCAGCGCTGCACTACGCGCGAGAATCAGAGCAAGGATGCAAATCATTCTCATTTGCAACTGGAAGGAGGAACCCCCAAGATCTGGGATTTATCTGCAAGCAGTCTGCAAGTTGTAGGTGCTAAGTCATTGATTCTATTGAGATGACAAAGCGGTTATCTACCTATTACCTGGGCATGGGCATTAGAAAATGGCAGTTTTCTGCGACCCCACCCCGCCCATTTTTTGCCGCTGCTGCATATACGTATATACATGGATGCACCACCCACAGACACAGACATACGTTACACCGCACATACCGTAAAGACTGAAGACGGCGATTGGGCGCTGGTCATCTCGCTGCGCGGTTTAGCTGATGAAGCGGAAGCTATGGACGCATTGGAGTCTATTATGGGGCGCTATGTGTTCTGGCCGAGCACGGAGTTACATTGAGAAATCAGACAGTTCGTATTCCTTACACGCCACGTTCGTTGCAGGCTGAGCTGCACAAGCAGCTGTCTGCCCATCGCTGGAGTGTTCTGGTGCTGCATCGACGCGCAGGCAAGACGGTTATGTCGATTAACCATCTGCTGCGTGATGCCATATTGTGTGATCATCATATGGGGCGCTACGCTTACATTGCCCCGCAATACAAGCAGGCAAAAGCCGTGGCCTGGGATTACCTAAAAACCTTTGCTGGTGATATCCCTGGCGTAAAGTTTAATGAAACTGAATTGCGTTGTGATTTACCGAATAAAGCACGCATACAACTCCTTGGTGCTGAGAACCCTGATAGCTTGAGGGGTTTAGCATTAGATGGTGTCGTTCTCGATGAGTATGCGGATATGCCAGAAAGTTTGTTTGCTGAGATACTGCGACCAGCATTATCGGATAGAGCACCCAAGACCTACGCTATATTTGTAGGCACACCCCGCGGTCATAATGCTTTTTATGAATTATATGAGGCCGCAAAGCAGGACAAGGATTGGTTCACAGCAGTTTATAAGGCGAGTGAAACCGGGATATTACCACAGGAAGAGTTGGACGCAGCGCGTTCAATGATGTCTGAAAACCAGTATTTGCAAGAATTTGAAGCCAGCTGGGTTGCGAATGTTGAGGGATCAATCTTTGGCGCAGAAATGTCAAAGGCTGATGATGAAAACAGAATTACAAAAGTCCCGATTGACAATACGGCAAAGGTCAATACTGCGTGGGATCTTGGAATCAACGACGCCACAGCAATCATTTGCTACCAGCAAATTGGTCACGCCATTCATGTGGTTGATTACATTGAACAACGGAATGAGGGTTTACCTTATTATGTGGAACTACTTGAAAAGAAAAATTACCTCTGGGGTCGCCATTACGCCCCGCATGATATCGAAGTGCGCGAGTTGGGCAGCGGCAAAAGTCGAAGGGAAATAGCGTATGATCTGGGTATTGATTTTTCGGTTCTACCCAAGCTCCCGGTTGAAGACGGAATACATAACGCTCAGGTCACGCTTTCGCGCGTTTATTTCGACTATGACAAGTGCAAGCCGTTGATCGAAGCATTACGTCAGTATCACAGGGCTTATAACGACAGAACGCGCACCTTTGCAGCATCACCTAAACGAGATTGGTCTACACACGGATCTGATGCCTTTCGCTATATGTGCTTGTCGATACGAGATCACGAACATTTCCGCAGACCCACCCAGCCGTTTGCCGACAATAAATATAACCCTCTTGGAAATGAGGTTTTTGCATGAGTTTTTTAATGCCTAAAATGAGTTTGCCTCCCATGCCAGCACCCCCTCCTCCACCTCCTCCTGCGCCAACACGCGACAGCGAAGATATCGCAAAAGCAAAAGAGGCAGAGCGTGAAAGACTACAGCGGATGGCAGGGCGTAAGGCCAGTATTATGACAACCTCGCGTGGATTGCTGGATGATCCTGATACCGCGTCACCTTCGCTTATAGGACAAAAAACGAATACATGACAGTAGTCCGGTTGGCAACGGTGGCTGACGTTCCGGCTGTTGTTGCTATTGCACGCGAAGGTATTAATGAATCTGGCATACCGTCACGCTTTGACCAAAAGCATGCCACCGCGTTTTTTAAGGCGTATGTGAAGCACAAAGATTTTGATCTATTGGTCAGTGTTAATGGCAATGAAGACGTTGGCGGCTTTGCCCAGGTATCACAAAGCACCACAATGTTTGCACAGCCATTGTGTTACCTGGCTGAGTTTTGGATACGAAAAGCAGATCGAAGAACGTGGGCGGCACGCGATCTTATTGAAGCTGTTGAACAATGGGCAGCTGATCGTGGTTGCACAGCAATCTATTCGACAGCGACAAGTGAGCTGTCACACAAAGAACAAAAGCTATTTGAAAATCTATTGATGAATTACGGATACCGACAACTTGGCACGGTTTACCGTTTGGAGGCAGACAGGCATGGGTAAGTTTAATCCCTTTAAAGGCGGCAAACCAAAAACATTTTTTGGAAAACTTATTGGTAGTTTGCTGGGAACAGGTGCAGTTGTCCCCCAGGCACAGGCACAAGCCCCTGCACCACCACCGGCACCTGAGCCTGCTGAAGTAATAACGGCAGAAGCAAAAGAAGAAAAAAGGCGCATACTAGGGCGTCAATCTGGTCGGCGTGGCCGTGCGCGATCTGTCATTGGTGAGCCAGCCACTGTTGAAAAAAAGACATTGTTAGGCGGATGACAGCGCAAAATAACCAGGATCCCAAACAGGCGCTGGCTGGTGCTATGGGTGGATCTGCTCCGCAACCCATTAAGTTTGGTGCAGATGTGGATCCCATTGTGCGTTTTGATCAGAAAACAAGTGGGCGCGGTAACAAGGCAGCAACAAGTCTTGGTGCGACCAACAGCATTATGAACGGAAACTATTGATGGCTGTAAACAAACTCGCAGATGCGCTGGTAAAGCGCTATCAAAAACTACAGTCCCAACGTAGCGTTTGGGAGTCACATTGGCAGGAGATTGCAGATTACTGCCTACCGAGAAAGGCCGACATTACGAAGCGCAGGCAAGAAGGCGACAAACGCACAGAACTGATATTTGATGCAACCGCTATTCACGCTGTTGAGCTACTGGCGGCCTCTCTCCACGGGATGCTCACGAACGCTTCGACTCCGTGGTTCAATTTAGCGTTTTCAGATCCGGCTATACAAAACGACGATCAGGCAATGGAATGGTTGGAAAGTGTTGAGCGTCGCATGTATGACGCTTTTCATCAGTCTAATTTTCAACAGGAAATCCACGAACTGTATTATGACCTGGTAACATTTGGCACTGGTTGTATTTACATTGAAGAAGACGAAGACGTCGGGCTGCGTTTTTCAACACGCCACATCAGCGAAATTTATATTTCTGAAAACAACCGTGGTATTGTTGATACCATTTTCCGTAAATATAAAATGACAGCTAAAGCCTGTGCGGATCAGTTTGGGCTGGAATCCCTGCCCAGCAAAATTGCACGCGCAGCAGAAAAAGATCCGTTTGAAATGTTTGAAATCCTGCACGTTGTGCAGCCGCGAGAAGATCGTCAGATAGGCAAAATTGGTCAAGAGAATATGCCGTTTGCGTCTATCTATTTAGATATGGATACCAAGCAGATTATGCGGGAAAGCGGCATGATGGAAATGGCGTTTTTAACACCACGCTATTTAAAAGATTCTGTTAGCAGTTACGGCCGAAGCCCCGCTATGAGCTGTCTCAGTGATATTAAAATGATTAATAAGATGTCTGAAACATCTATTCGTGCTGCACAAAAACTGATAGATCCTCCATTGATGGTACCGGACGATGGGTTCATCGCTCCTGTCCGAACCCGGCCAGGTGGGTTAAATTATTATCGCTCCGGGACACGCGACCGTATTGAACCGCTACAAACCGGCAGCAATATTCCCGTGTCTATAAATATGGAAGAACAGCGCAGGCAAGCAATTCGATCTGCTTTTTATGTTGATCAGCTGTTGTCTGTCCAGGACGCGCCCCGCAAAACAGCAACACAGGTTTTGCAGGAAAGTGAGCAGGTCATGCGTTTGATTGCGCCTGTGATGGGAAGACTGCAGGCAGAATTATTACGCCCTCTTATCAACCGATCATTTTTGCTAATGTCGCGTCAGCAGATGTTTGATCCAGCACCAGAGTTTATGGCGGGTATGGATATTGATATTAAATATGTTAGCCCAATGGCTAAGGCACAGAAACAGACAGACCTGCAATCCATTATGCGTGCGCTCGAAGTTATAGCTCAGGTCGGGCAATTTGCGCCTGTCATGGATTACATCGACAACAATGGATTAGTAGATCATTTGCTGGATACGCTCAGCGTGCCAGCCAAGGTTAGAAAATCTGACGCAGAAGTTCAAATGGCGATTCAACAGCGCGAACAGCAATTGGCAGAACAACAGGAAATGCAACAGACCATGCAAATGGCGCAGGCAGCTGGACAAGCAGCGCCAGCGCTAAGAGAGGTAGCAAACATTGGCGAACAGGAAACCGCAGCGGCTGAATGACATCATTGCGGCTTACCGCATGGTGTTTGGTTCAGAAGATGGAGAAACTGTGCTTGATGATTTGGAAGCGCGGTTTTTTATGCATGCCCCAACGTTTGTTGCCGGTGATCCGCATGAGTCAGCTTACCTGGAAGGACAACGGTCTGTGGTGCTGACAATTTTGCATATGATTTCAGATGAACGACAACAACCTAGAGGAGAAGATGTTGATGAGTGAAGAGCAGACAACTGCGGCGGCAGATACGCCAGAACCGCAGCCTGTAGACGCACAACCGCAAGCAGAAACAGGCATATCTGAAAATTGGCGAGATGGTTTACCCGATGATTTAAAAATGAATGCAAGTTTGCTTAAATTTAATGATGTCGGTTCCCTGGCTAAATCTTATGTCAACGCACAGCGTATGATTGGTGCAGACAAAATAGCCTTGCCAAATGAGCATTCAACCGATGACGAATGGGGCGAGGTGTATACAAAGCTCGGACGCCCGGATACTTCGCAGGGTTATGAACTGTCTTACGACAGCGGAAACGAAGACACCAACATGATTGGCGCATATTCTGAAGCTGTTCATAATCTTGGGCTGAGTCAAAAACAGGCGCAGGGCATGTTAGATTGGTATTCAACAGTTGAAGCCGAAGGACAAAAAGTAGCTGGCGAGGCGTCTGAACATGCAACAGAAGAAGGCATGCAGGCGTTAAAATCAGAATGGGGGCGTGCTTTTGAACAAAAAGCAGCTTCTGCACAACGAGCTGCCACAGCACTGCTAGGGTCAACAGATATGTTTGATGAGATTACCTTAGCTGATGGTCGAAAACTTGGTGATCATCCTGACGTCGTAAAAATGTTTGCAACACTTGCAGAACAAATTGCCGAAGATAAGATTGTCGGTGAAACAACAGAAACAGCATTTACTCCAGACGAGGCTATGAGGCGCATTGCAGAAATTACTGCACCGAATAGCCCTTATTGGGATAAGCATCATCCGCAACATATGATTATGGTTGAAGAGGCGTTGCGGCTTAGAGAGTTTGCACACCCTGAGTAATTAAGGTGTGCTTTGTAAAACCCCAGGATAAGCGCAAGCCCCTTGGCGTATAATCGTGAGTCGATTGGACTAGCGGCCTAACCGCAGGACAGGCCTCGAAAGAGACAACCACCGTAGCAACACTTAACCTTAATTGATAAAGAAAGGAGGATTTGCATGTCTACGCAAATCACAACTGCCTTTGTTAATCAATTCTCCAGCAACGTGCAGATGTTGTCGCAGCAAATGGGTTCGCTGCTTCGGTCTGCTGTTGATGAGGAATCGATAACAGGGGAAAAAGCCTTTTTTGATCAAATCGGTTCGGCGGCGGCGGTGAATTTTCGCCTAGCTAGAGTGTGAACTTTAGCTGAAAACTGCTCAAATTCGGTGAAGGCTTTAAAATGCTAATACCGAGCGAAGCCCTAATTTGGGAACGTGTAGAGACTTGACGGGCAGCATCTTTATAAGATGAAGATAAAGTCCAGCGCACAAACATTTTTATGGCAGTGAAAGCTGTAGTGTGAAGGAAACGCACAAGCCGGCATAGTGACACCCCCCTCGTTACGACACCACATAGCAGGCGTCAAGTAGCCTTAGTGGACTATGAGTGGGCAGATTTGATTGATTCGGCCGACATGGTGAAGACTTTGATCTCGCCCGAAAGCTCTTATGCGAAGGCTGCGGCCGCGAGCATGGGAAGGGCGATTGATGATGAAATCATCTCTGCAGCGTTTGGTGACGCTAAAACAGGTAAGGAAGGTGGCACAACTACATCTTTCCCTGCCGGGCAGCAAGTTGCTGTTGGTTCACCAGCTGCGGGATTAACGATAGCTAAACTGGTTAACGCCAAGAAAATTCTTGATGCTAATTCAGTGGATCCATCTATCCCACGGTATATCGCTGTTTCACCTGAGCAAATTGAAGACTTGCTCAACAACACAACAGTTACAAGCGCAGACCATAACACGGTAAATTAGCTTGCCTATCTAGGTGGCAACATTTAGATGAAAATCGGTCAAATTCGGGGAAGCCTTAACAGGTAATGCTGATGGTAATCGCGAGCCAAGCCCTTCGGGGAAGGTGTAGAGACTAGACGGCTGACACCCCTAGCGGGTGAAGGGATAGTCCAGACTCCAAACGTCTTATGACGGCAGTGAAAACTGTAGAGGGTATGAAGAGCTTTAGCTGTTGGTGACATCGACACCTTCGTAGGGTTTAAGTTCATTGTTTCAAACCGCCTTGACACCAATGCAAGTTCGCAACGTCGCGTAATTGCATGGGCGCAGGACGGAATAAAACTAGCAGTTGGCAAAGACGTTACTGCTAGAATTTCGGAACGTGACGACAAATCCTATTCCACTCAGGTCTACTACTGCATGTCAGTAGCTGCGACTCGAATGGAAGAAGAGAAGGTCGTTGAAGTCATATGTTCAGAATAGGAGGTATAGAAAATGGCTAACGTAAACCAAACACTAGCTTCCAATTTTGTAAGCACACCGCCAACAACTTCACCTGTGCATCAGTTACATGGCACACAGAGGGTTGCTTGCGGTACCGTGGCTCTGGCCGCAGGTGACTTATCTGCGGGCGATACCGTGATGTTGGCTCCAGTGCCTACGAATGCTGCAGTTATAAGTATCAAGATTTTTAATGACGATCTTGATTCTGGTTCAACTGTGACAATGCACGTTGGGCTATACACTGCGGATGGTAATGTGACTGCAAAAGATGTTGACTGTTACGCAAGTGCTACCACGGACTTGCGTGCTGCTGTAATTGTTGGAACTGAGGTTGCGTTTGAAGCACGCAACATCAATCTACTAGGACAGCAGGTATGGCAGGACGCTGGAGACTCCAGCGACCCAGGTGGACATTACCTGATTGGTATAGAAACAGATGCTGCCGGAGATACCGCCGGTGATCTTTCCTATATCATAACATATGTAGTTGACTGAGAACCAAAGTGCGGGGGAGCCAGCGATTGCGGCTCCCCTAACCTTTCGTAAAGTTTTTACAGCTGCTTGTAACGCAGGGGAAGCACGTAGTTTAAGTGTTGGTAAACAAAGTTTTGGTCACCCTGTTGTTGCTAAATGTGTTTCTTGGATACAAAGAATTGCACCAGATGCCTCAATACATGCCCCTGCCTATTGTAGAGTAGAACAAATGGCAGCAGGCCATGATTGGCATTTAGATACTGGTGACAGCAACCACATGACCTGGTGTGCCTACAGCGGGTCTGTGTTGTTAAGTAAGCCGGAAAGTTTCAGCGGTGGGTGGTTTGAATTTCGTAATCCACCTGCACGACACAAACATTATCTTGATCTGCTGACATACAGCAGTGACAATTGGCACAGGGTAACGCCACACGAAGGCGAACGCCGTGTGCTTTTGCTTTTCTTAGGAAAATCGAATGGCATCAGAAGTTGATATTTGTAACATTGCGTTAAACAATCTTGGCGCATCAAACATTACCGCGTTAGACGAAGACTCTAAGTCAGGTCGTTTGTGCAATCAACGCTATGAGTTTGTTCGAGACACTGTATTCCGATCATCGCCATGGAATTGTCTCATTCAACGTGTTGAGTTAGCCCAGGATGCTGATACCCCACCTTTTGGCTTTAGCTACCAATATACTCTCCCGGCTAATCCTTATTGCCTGCGCGTTCTTACAATGTGGACAGCACAAACAAATGCAGATGAGTCAGCATACGATAACGGCGATATTATGTTTAAGATTGAAGGTCGCAAATTGCTGACCAATGAAAGCACAGCCAAAATTATTTACCTGGCAAGGGTTGAAGATCCAAACGAATACGACAGCTTATTAATAGAAGCAATTGCAGCGCGGTTATCTGCAGAGCTGTGTTATGCCGTGACCGGATCTGCAGCACTTCTTAACCCCATGATTGCGACTTACGAAGCAAAACTTAAAGAAGCACGCTTTGCAGATGCGTCAGAAGGTATGCCAGATCGTATTATGGCAGAATCATTTATTGAATCGCGGTTTTAATACATGGCACGATTTTCACCAGCATTAGCAGGGTTTACAACTGGCGAAGTTTCTAGCCGATTAGATGGCAGAACGGATCTTGCAAAATATTTTAGTGCCTGTAGCACGTTGGAAAATTTTCTGGTGCATCCTACTGGTGGCGTGACTCGACGCCCAGGAACACGCCATGTGGCAGAAGTTAAAACATCTGCTAATACAACACGCTTAATACCCTTTGAGTTTGGAGTTTCAGACACCTACATTTTAGAATTTGGACATCAATACATTAGATTTTATCGCAATAGTGGTCAAATTGTTTCGGGATCTCCGTCAGCTGCTTACGAGATATCAACCAGCTATACTTCTGCTCAGGTTAATGAGCTTAAATATGCTCAAACAGGTGACGTTATGTATATCGTTCACCCCAGCCACGAAATTTCAAAACTGACACGAACAGATCATACGGCATGGACGTTAACAGAAGTGACGCTTGATGATGGGGCATACCTTTCACAAAATACAACGACTACGACCATGACAAGTTCACACACAACTGGCAGCAGTCGAACTTTAACCGTTTCTGCAACGACAGGTGTAAACAACGGTGACGGTTTGCAAAGCACAGACGTTGGCAGGCTGGTAACGTTTTTAGCAGGGTATGCAAAAATTACTGCTGTAGCTTCAACAACAAGTGCAACAATTGATATTCTCGACGATTTTTCTGGCACAGGAACATCAACGGAATGGTCATTAGGAGCATTCAGCGATACTACTGGACACCCTACTGCTGTTTCTTTTTTTGAAGAACGCTTAGTTTTTGCAGGAACAACAGAACAACCCCAGACAGTATTTTTTAGTAAGTCAGGTGACTTTGAAAATTTTAAAGCTGGAACAGATGCCGATGACGCGCTGATATTTACCTTGGGTGCTTCAGACGTCAATGTCACCAGGTATATAGCTAGTGGCAGAAATTTGATCTTAGGAACAAGTGGTGGCGAGTTTATTGTGTCCTCTGGTTCTGATGCAGCGATTACTCCAACAAACATTTTGATACGGAAACAATCCAACTACGGTTCTGCTGATATTCAACCTGTGCAAGTGGCAAATGTTACGTTGTTCGTTCAACGTGCTAAACGTAAAATTCGTGAACTAGGATACGATTTTAGCACAGACTCTTACAATGCTCCTGACATGACAATATTAGCAGAGCATGTAACAGAAGGTGGCGTTTCTGCAATGGCCTACCAGCAAGAACCAGATGGCGTAATTTGGTGTGTGCGTGCTGATGGTCAACTGCTGTCTTTAACATATCGCCGCGAAGAAAAAGTTGTTGCCTGGGCGCGGCATGTTATTGGAGGAACATCAGGCGCTTGCACAGTGACAGTGACAGACTATTCCAATATAGCCACAGGGACTAAACTGGTCTTCACAAAATCAGATGGAAACACAGTGACCTTTACTTCTGAAGCTGCGGGGGCATCATCACCTGCAAGCTCTACGGGTTGGCGACCAAATACCTCTAACAATGTGACTGCAGACAATATCTTTACCTGCATTAACGCTCACGCCGATTTTACTGTAGCTAACCCTGCTGCGAACGTTGTGACCATTGAAGAAACGCAACGTGCCGGGACAGGGTTTTTGTCTGTAAAATCTTTTGACACAACACGATTGGCAACAACAGATCAAAGCCATGCCCTGGTAGAAAGTGTTGCTGTGATTCCACAAGACGGCAGTGAGTATCAAGTCTGGCTTGTTGTGCAGAGAACAATTAACGGTGCAACTGAGCGTTATGTAGAATTTTTTACACCCTTTGATTTTGGCAGTGACCTTGAAGATGCCTGTTTTGTTGATAGCTCCCTCGCCTACTCTGGAAGTTCAACAACATCTATTTCTGGATTAGATCACCTTGAGGGCGAAACCGTAGCTGTTGTCAGTAATGGTGCAGCGCAGGCAGATGAAATTGTAGCATCAGGCGCAATTACTTCTGATTATGCAATGACAAAAGGCACTGCTGGACTCCGTTACACTAGCACTCTGAAAACAATGAGGGTTGAAGGTGGTTCTGCAACAGGAACTGCCCAGGGTAAAAGTAAACGGATCCATGAGGTAACTTGTCGATTGTTCCGCACGTTAGGTGCAAAAGTGGGAACAAGCGCATCTACTGTAGACATAATTCCCTTTCGATCATCTGCAGACGCAATGGATGAGCCGCCAGCGATGTTTACCGGCGATAAGCAAATTGAGTTCGACGGTGATTATGATTCAGATGGGTTTATTACAGTCGTGCAGGATCAGGCGCTGCCTATGACTCTGTTAGCACTATATCCAGAGTTGACTGTTTTTGAAGATTAGCCTGGAACGATTACAGCCAGCACACTTACTTGAAATACACAATAGCGGTGCGATTGAAGGACAGTTGGGCGCTGACCAAGTTTACGACAATTGGCAGCTGTATAAAAACGGCGATGCCTTTGTTGGTAAATCCGGCAGTAAAATTATTGCTGCTGCTGGTGTTATGGATATGTGGCCAGGCGTGGGTGAAGGCTGGGCAATGCTAACACCAGATGCAGCCGGGCTATCAGTTGTGCGAAAATTTAAAGAAATGTTTGATCTAATTTTAATTGCAAACAATTACCACCGGATACAAGCAACGGTGCGTGCCGATTTTGTAAAAGGTATTCGCTTTGCACAATGGCTTGGTTTTGAGTCTGAGGGACTAATGAAAAAATTTGATCAAGATCAAAACGATTTTATAAGGATGGCAAAAATTGGTCGCTAAACTTGCTGCAGTCGCTATGGCTGCTTCTGCCGCGTCAAGTGTGGTTGGATTTATGGGATCTATGGGCGCGTCACGTTCTGCAAGGGCGATTGGCGGTGCAAATGCACAGCTTATTTCGCGTGATGCACAAGTCGCTGAAAACCACAAAATAGCTATTAACCAAAAATTACAGTTAGACCTTGACCGTGCTGACAAAGAATTTGAGGAACTGCAGGGTTCTACGCTCGTAGCTTTTATTCATCGCGGTGTCGATTTTACTGAAGGCACGCCATTAGATGTTTTGGTAAACAACGTTGCTGAGTTTGAGCACGATAAAAATATTGCAGAATACAATACTAAAATTGCTCTGCAGGAACAGGATGAAATTGCCGCCTTTTCTCGCATGAGAGCAGACGTTGCTCGATTACAAGGTAGCGCACAGGCAGGTCAATTTAGATCACAGGCACTTGGTTCATTGTTGGGTGGTAGTGCCAAAGTTGCTGACCTTGGAGTAAAGTATGGGGTTTTAGGATGAAAGTTCCACAATATCGGTCACAGGGAACATTGATTGGTCGATCAGGCGGTGTTCGCAATCCTGTCCAGATTCCTTTTACAATAGCAACTGCTCAGGCACAAAGCGCTCAGGCTTTTGCGTCTGGTTTAAATATGGTTTCTGAATGGGCTGAAAAAAAACAAGACTTGCAGGACAAGGTTGCCGCAACAAAAGCAACAAATGCGTATACACAAAGTTTAGATGCTTTTCGCAATCGGCTTCTGTTTCCTAAAGACGAAAAAGATCCTGATACAAACATAAATTATTTTAAATACACAACTAAACAACGTGAAGCAGCCTGGCTATTAGGCAAAAAAATTCTTGCTGCAAACATTCAAAACAAGTTTGGAAACGAAATTTCCAGCACCACGATACGCTCTTCACTGCTTGCAGATATGTCAACAATTGACACAAGCCAGACAACAAAATTTAACACTGTTATTAACAAGCGCGTCATACAGGAAAATGCTGCAGCTTATTATTTAAAGAGTGATGATCGAACTAACAAATTATCGAATCCGTATTTGCCTGTAAAAGAAGCAGATGCAATTCTTGCGGAACAAGAAGCAGCTGACAATGAGGCAATAAAAAATGGCACACAAACTTCACTGCAAATAAAAACTTTCCGTGACAAGCAAAAACAAGAATATTTGCAAAATACTATTTCAAAGATTGCTGATGAAAACCGTGACGAAGATGGGGTTATTAATCGAACGTGGATTGAGAAAATAAAAAAAGAAGGGTTATACGCATTTGATAAACATAACCATGCTTCCATGCTGTGGTATGACGCCAGTGAAACGGAAAGACGCGAAGTAATTGAAGAGTTAGAAGAGCAACGCAACGATTCAATTACTGCCGCTAATCGTGAAAGACAAATACGAGAACAAGCAGACGAGGAAGCAGTTTTTGATGCTCAGGCAAAATTGTATGATGCACCTCCTGGTTCACAAGAAGCACAGGATGCTTTTGGTGAATTAAATAACCTAACTAAAAACAGTGATGTTAGCTCAAATATCATTTCAAGATCGGCACTTGAAGATGCAAGAAACCATGCGTTTAACAAACCTGCTACACGCTTTGTTAACAACGAAGTATTTTCCAGACTAGAAGAACAGATACGCGATTTTAAAATTGATGAGGACGGTGAAGTTGTTAGTGCAGTTACTCGTGAGGTTATTGCAACTGCAGAAGGGTTGACCGGCGAACAACGTTCAAAATTAAGATTACAACTTGTGCAGCTAAAGGACAGGCGTGCAGTTGAAGGCTATGCCGCTATTAAAAATGCAGCTGGGTTAGTTGAAGATGTTGAAGCAGATTTATTTGATAAAGGCGATACTGAGGCTTTAACACAATTAAGAGTAACGATTGCAAGCCAGGAAGACAAATGGCGTAATTGGGTTGCTGATAACAGTGCTAAAAACCAAGGTGAGTTTGTAAAAAAATATCGTGAATTATCTGACGAAACACGCGGATTAGTTGGTGTGCTCTATCGCACCTCATACATCGACGGTCGAGACTCATATGTAGCACAACTTGGTCGAGAATTTCAAAAGAACGCAGAACTTAACCCGCTGTCAGATTCAAGGGTTGAAGGTGACATAACAAAACTATTTAACCCACAAATTAGAAAAGACGTTTTAAATAGAATTATAAACAACGATCCCGATGATAAATTTGATTTGGCGTGGCTGGGCTTGCAACAACGACAGCTGAATAGTCTTCAAATTATATACAATCAGGCAAATAAAATGGAATCAGAATAATGGTGTTTTCTACTGATCTTATTCAAGAAGGTTACAACACTGACAATTTTATTGAAAACGGTAGCCAGGATGCAATCAAAGAAAATTTAAAAAAACCACCACACGAGCGTGCCAATTTTATGAAAGATATTAGTGTGGTTGGTGACCGCGTTATTTACGACAACGGAAATTCTGCACCGTTTACAGTAATGAACACAAAGGACTTGGATACGCCACCATTACAATTAGCTGATGCGTCTGGTGATCCAGAGCCAAGCATAGAACAAAAAACTGCAGAAACTCTAACAGGTAAAAAACCTGTCATAGATTATGACATAAACAATATTATGATTAAGCCATTAGATGCTGCGTTGGCTTTGTCTATGATTTTTGGGAAGGTAAAACCAAAAGATGCAGTGGAAGCTGCTAAAACAGCAGATGCTGCTTTTCGTTACCCTCTGAATGGGTTTACAAAATTACTGCTTAATTTTGCTGACACTATGGGCATTGAGCGTGCGCGTGAAGTTGTAAATGAAATGGATAAAATTAAAGAAGAGGATTTGAAGGACGCAAGTTTAGCCAGAGTTATTACAGCTGAAGTCGGTGAGGTAGCTGGGCAATTTATTGTCCCAGGAATTAAAGGGTTTCAAATTACTGCAAATCTTTTGAAGGGTAATAGAGTTTTTGGCAAGCTGCCTAAGCAAATTAATAACGTCATTGCTGCAGCACTTGTTGAATCTGGTTTAATGGCGTTTGGAGATGATCCATCTATTCCAACAATGGCATCAATGTTAAACAGCACAACATCAGATCAAAATCCACAAGGTCGTGCGCTGCTTGAAAAAGTAGGCATGTCAAGTATGCAGCCCTACTACGACGATTTAGTTGCAGCCTTAGCATCGACACCAGAAGACCCGGAATGGGAAGCGCGTTGGAAAAAAGCAGAAGAAGCTACACTGATTGCAACAGCAAGCACACCAATTCTTGTTGGAACCGTTAAAGGCAGTAAATTTGCTGTAAAATCAGCTATTAAACTTTTGAAAAACTGGCGTATTGGTTTACTGGCTGGCGGTGGTGCATTAGTTGCAGATGAAGCATTTGGCGGCGGTGGTGGTGGAATTATTCGCGCTGGGACAAGGATTGCACAACGGATTGATGGTGGCTTAGATATAGCCCAAGATAAAACAGAAGCTAATTTAAGAAAGAAGATTAACCGGGATGAGAATGCAGCAAAAGGCAAACTTTTACCAGGCAACCCTAATTTAAAAAGGCTTGTTGTAAAAAGCACTGGTAATCGCCCTGACTTTGTTGTCGGTGACATTACGTTTGATGATTGGATTAAGCGCACAGAAGCAATGCTTGAAGACACGGAAATAGACAAAGCAAGTCAGTTTTATTCTGATATTAATGATGTGTTTTTAAAAGCTACAGATGGTGATCAGGGTGTAGCCGATAAATACATGCGTTCTTGGCTAGTGGCACAGCAAAACGTTGATGTTACAGGTGCTATGGGAAACGTGTTGCTTCAAGCTGAACAATTTGCACAAAAAATACCGGTAGAAGAAATGGCGGCAGGAGGCATGCCAAACCCAACAGATGCAATTCGCAATGTTTTGCAAGATGAAACAATTACACAAGGCGTAGGTCAAAAAATTGTAGATTTTGTTGATGCAGCTGAAAATAAAGCGGTGCGAAGCTGGATGGGTAATGATCCAAAAGGAGGACAACCTGTTGTCGTTGATCTGCACACAGCGCGTGATTTTGGCTTAGTAGATGAAGCGTTGATAAATCACTTAGACAGATTGGGTTATAATACAGCTCCTTTGAAAAAAGCGCAGAGTAACAAACCGTATGATTTTACAACTAGCCTTAGCGAAACTAAATACGAAAACCGTGCGGATTTTGGTAGGCGTTTAACTGATCATTTAAATACAATTGGTTGGAAAGGCCAAACCGATTGGACGCCAAGTGAAATACAGGCAATTGGCTGGGCGTCTGTTTCAAAAATTACACAGGATATAGCACCTATACCTCAACGTGCAATTGATGAAAACATGAGGCGCATATCGTTTGAAATTAGTGCAGGAGAAGGTTCACCCTGGGCGATTGAATACGGACAGCGGTGGAATGCATTACCTGTTGAGGCACAAACAAAAATAACACAAACAGTAGCAGACGAAGCTATAGAGATTGCAAGAAAAAGAACAGGAATTAATGTTCGCAATATTGTTCACGCTACAGGGGGTTGGACATACGAAGGAGATATAGGGCAAGCTCCCGCTGTTGTAGTTGAGGCATTAGCATCTAAGAGAAATGCGGTAGCTGCTGCTAACATTCTTGGTTATCTAACAAACCAAACAGAAGTTTGGGTTAACGCAACTAAGGGCTACACAAAAAATCCTCTAGCATTTCATATTGATTTAATTGAAGATGGTACGCGCAATCTTGATAGCAATGAAGAAGTATTACGATTGTTTAGCGAACTCACAGAAAATGACACAACAGGACTTATTCGTGGTTACCAAATGATCCGGCAAAACGATGGATCCCCAACAATGCGAATAATAATGAAACGCGACACAGGCGTTGGTGGAGCTAAATTTAAGGAAAATGTTGAAAATCTAATAGAAACTGATATAACTGGTGTGGGTAACAATCAGTCGTATGAGTTACTTATTGATGGTTTTGAGGCAGAACTCACAATTACTGGTAACAATTGGAAGGAATTTGCAGATGGGAAAGGTTACTTGGAGGGGCTGGAAACAGCCGGAGGAAGCGGCTTCACCAGGGCCCTCGATAGTGATGGGAAGAAACTTACGAAAATTCTCTCCGACGAAATCACAGCCGCAGAAAAAGGATCAGGAAGAAAACAAAGACGAGTAGATAAACCGCCTGATAAAACAAATAATCCTAATACTAACAACCCGCCCAACGAGGCGGGTTTTTTAATGGATAAACCAAATGGCTATTAACACAAATCAACCTATGGTTGATGGCAATAAAAACAATTATGCCCCTAACCCACTGGTAGAAGAAAAAACTCCTGACATTGTCATACCAAATCCAGACCAGGAGATTGTTGACTCTGGCGTTGCCCCGCAAGAACAACAGCTGCAAGAAGAGGTGCAAGTTGCTAGTGCAGGTGCGGGTCGTGGTGGTAAAAAGATTTTTGACATTTTAAATGCCGCAACAAAAAAATCAGAAGATATTGATCTTGAAATAAAAGCGCGTGAAGGGACAGACAGACCATTAGTGCAAGAAGGTTTAGGACAAAAGCCAGACCTTTTTCCAACTGATTATTCGCCAGAAGAGTGGATAAAAAATATTGACTCTATGCCAGATCCACTAGTTGGCGGCAAAACAACCAGAGCTGGCAGTCCGTTGTCTTCTGATGGTGGAATAAATTTTAAATGGTTTGAATTTGAAGGTGGCACAGATGCTTTTGAAGCAATTGAATTGATTGCTAAGAACTTACCAGAAAAATCTGTTGTTCCACAATCGAAGACATACGAGTCTGCGAAAAAGGCTTTAGCTAACGAAATTGATGTTTTGCCTGATTTGCTTCAAGGCAAGTTAGGTTTATCTGCACGTAACATTACTGCAGCACGCATACTCTTAGCCAGTAGTTCATCAAGAATGCGTCAACTTGCGGAATCTGCTGTTGGTGAAGGAGGCAAACGCAGTCAGGCAGATCTATTAGAATTTCGCAAACAAGCCATTATTCACCGGGGCATTGTAATGAGTGTTCGAGGCATGCGATCAGAAGCTGGTCGGGCGCTCAATTCACTTCGGATGACTGTTGATGATCAGTCAGTGGATCCGCTTATCTTTTCTATGGATGAGTTTGGCGGGTCTGGCCAGGCTGAAAAAATGGCAAAAATGTTTTTAAAATTATCGACAGAAAAAGGAGAAACAGCAGCGAACCAGTTTGCAGTCAAAGCTGGATTTACAAAAACTATAGATGGTCTAATGGAAATCTATGTGCATGGCATGATTTCAAATCCCATCACTCTGGAAAAAGTAATTATCGGTAATGCCCAGGCTTTCTTTTTAAATCCAGTTGACGATTTGATGGCTGGGATCGTGGGCAAAGTAAATCCTATTCGTGGCGGCACTGGTCGTGCGTCTATGATGGCTGCCCCTATTCGGATGCTGGCGTGGTATCAAACACTAGGTGATGCTTTAGCAGCAATGAGCCGGACATTTAAAACAGGTGTGCCAGTTGATAATATGGGGCGCTTTGACGATGCAGCACCTCGACGCGCACTTGACCGTTCGGCTTTTCACCCGGACAATCAAGATTCAGTCTGGGCGCACATGGTTCATTTTTTAGGACAAGCCATTCGTGCAAATGCAGAGCGTGGAATGGGCAGCGTTGATGCGTTTTCAAAAACGTTAATTGCTAAAGGGGAGCAGCGTGTTGCTGCTTATGAAGCCGGGATTGAATTATCACGCGCTGGCAAACCAATTGACGAGGTGTTGGACGAAGTCGCACGCATTGCGTTAGATCCAAAATATTCACAACAGGGCTATGGCGAGTCTACGGCCGCACGTATGGCACGAGCAACCGGCAGAGCTACCCTTACAAGTCCATTACAGGGGTTTGCAAGAATAGGTGCTCCTCAGCGCTGGTTTAACCAGGACAAAGTTTCCGGCAAATTGTATACCTTGGGTGCTATGTCAATTAATACGTTTTGGAGGGTTACTGTAAATGCATTTTCAGAAACATATCGGCGCACTCCATTAGCACCCCTGCTTTTGCCAAGCACACGGCGTGCATTACGTGCTGGCGGTGCAGAGCGAGATCGCGCATTAGGACAGATTGCTACAGGCTCATTGATCATGGGCTACATAATGACCGAATGCACTAAAGGAACGATTACTGGTGGAGGTGTTCGTGGCAGTGTTGAAAACAAATTAAGAAAACAGGGCATAAATGTTCCTCCAAAATTTAGCTTACGTATGGGCAAAAACGAAAATGGAGATTATGTGTATCGGTCTTATGCCGGGTTGGAACCCATTGGAGGATTAATTGCAGCTGCCTGCACCGTGAGTGAAGCTGTAAGAGATGCCGACGCTGTGAGTGAGCAGCTGGAAAATTTAGTGACTGCAGCTTTTATGCTACCTTTAGCATACCTGGAGGAACTTCCATTTAGTGAACCGCTTTATCGAGCTACCGGGTTTTTGAGAACAATTGGAAACACTGATGTTGATCAGGAAGAAGCAACAAAGGCTTTATTAAATTTAACCAGCGATGTTACCGCAGCTCTACCAAACATGGTTATTCCTTACAGCGCGATTGTTCGAGCTACAGGCCGTGCTGTTGATCCGCGCAAGCGTGATCCCAAGGCAAGCCCAACAAAAGACAGCCCGGCAGAAACAAATGTTCTAGTCGCAAACTTTGAACAGGCTTGGAACAACTATGCGCGTTCTGCACCCCACCTAGCAGAAGGCATACCGCTGTTGAGAGATATTTGGGGCGAGGAACAATTGATAAATGACGATGAGGGTTGGGCGCAATATTTAATGCCTCTTCGTAAAAAGGTCAGCCAGTTCGATGACGTTGATGACGCTTTTGCAAAATTAGCGCGTGCAAACGGTGAGTTGCCGTTTCAAATGCCAAAATACCAAATTAAAGGCGTTAAAATTACAGCGGAAATGCGCTCTGATTTAATGGAAGAAATTCGGATTATCGGAGCAAAGTCACGTATCCGTGATGTCATGTCTTCACGCGCATACTTGAAAGCGGAATCTGCATATCCGCAAGAAACGGTAACGATGGCAAACATCATGTCACAAGAATATGCAGACGTAAAAAAAGAGGCTGTTGAAAGAGTGTTTGGTTGGGACGCTGACAACCAAAAATTTATCGAAGGGGCAAGACACGCTGCAATTGGCTTTTCAATTCATAGCCGTGTTCAACGTCGAGAAGCTGGGTATCCACAAAATTAGGGGATTGAGGATTAGCAAATGAGTATATCTACAACATCGATAAAAAATACGTATACAGGAAATGGCAGTACAGACGCCTTTGCATATACGTTTAAAATCACAGACCAGACGCATTTAAAGGTTTACATCCGAACAATTGCAACTGGTGCAGAAGCATTAAAAACTCTGACAACACATTATACTGTTAGTGGTGTTGGCGCAGATTCTGGTGGAACGGTTACTTTTACTACTGGCAATATTCCAACAGATGCTCAGCAGATTGTGATCCGCAGACTTACCCCACAAACTCAAGCTACGGATTACGTTGAAAATGATCCCTTTCCAGCGAACACGCATGAGACTGCTTTAGACAAATTAACGGCTATCAGTCAAGAACTTCAAGAGGAGTCTGACAGGTCTTTTAAAGTTTCAAAAACAAACACAATCACCACAACTGAGTTTGTGGATTCTGCAACAGATCGTGCTTCAAAACTTTTAGGTTTTGACAGCAGCGGTGATTTACAAGTGACAACTGGTCGGGTCAGTTCTGTGACAGTTTCAGCTGTAGCAGCTGGAGGATCACCAACAGTTTCATATTCAGACACAACGGGAGCTTTAGCACTTGGTGTTGTCACTGGTAATACTGGTGCAACGGGTGCAGGTGTAGATGTTTTAACCACGCGAGGTGATTTACTAAAGCAAGGTGCAAGTGCAGCTGAACGGTTAGCTATAGGTTCAGCAAACAGAGTTTTGACGACTGATGGAACAGACCCCGCTTGGTCAACTGTGACAAACGCAATGCTGGCAGGTTCGATTGATCTTACATCAAAGGTCACAGGGGCGTTGCCTTTAGCCAATGGGGGAACAGGGGCAACATCACTTGCTGCGGCCAACATAGTCGCTACGAATGCTCAACAGACTTTTACCAAAGCGCAAGTGCCTTCTACTTACACTGCTGCATTGTCTGCAACATCTGGGGTGCTTGATTACGACACTTATCAAAATTTTATCATCACTCTTGCAGCTGGTTCAAATACGCTTGCAGCTCCTACGACTGAAGCTAGTCAGGTAGGTCAGTGCGGAGTCATTATTTTTATTCAGCCAGGCAGCGGATCGGCAGCTACGCTTTCCCTTCACGCAGATCACGAAACAGCTGGTGCTGCGGGCATAACTCTCTCAAGTGCAAACAATGACTACGATGTTGTTGCTTACGTGATCAAAGCTGACAACAGCATTTTGCTTTCACAAGCTCAATTAAACTTTGGGTAATTAACAATGTTTACAGAGTCAGGTCATTTTTTTGTCACAGATTCAACTTTTACGATTGACCAATCGTGCCGATACAATCCGGGCGACAACCCAAAACTGAGTCGAACTCAGACGGAGGGAGATCGTCGGCAAGCAACCTTTAGCTGGTGGATAAAAAGATGTGGACTTGGAACGTCGCAAAGTCTTTTTGAGTCAGCTGGAGCTTATGAGGTTGTAAGATTTACAACTGGAGATCAATTGCTGGTTCGCAACAACAACAGCGACGTCACCACAAATCGCGTTTTTAGGGATGTCGGATCTTGGTATCACATTTTGGTCACACTAGACAATGATCAGGGGACAGCTAGTAATCGAACAAGAATTTTCGTGAATGGGGTAGAAGAAACATCTTTTGCTTCAGCCGCCTATCCCGCGTCAGGCGACTTTACGGACTTAAACGACAATGGAAAACTGTGGCAATTCGGCTGTGCAAACGCCCACACCACTCCGACTAATGAGATTGATGGATATTTTGCGGAGTTTAATTATCTGGACGGAACGGCTGTTACTGACACAAGTTCTTTTGCAGAAACTAATTCTAATGGAATTTATGTTCCTATAAAGACCTCTTTAACTTACGGAACAAATGGATTGCAACTGCTGTTTGGTGATTCATCAGCGCTGGGTGATGACACAAGTGGTGAAGGAAATGATCTCACAAGTAGTGGTTTGGCAGCTGCAGATCAGGTCACGGATAGCCCAACTAATAACTTCTGCACATGGAACGCAATGGACGCGGGTTCTGGAACGCTGAGTGACGGAAATCTAGTCCTGGCATCAACGACAGATCGTTCTGGCACGTTTGCGATGCGGAGTGGTAAATGGGCGTGGAAGATCACTACAGCGGCATCTGGTGCTTTTGGAATTGTGGCTGACAGTTTAACGGGAACTGAAACAACCTACAGTGCAGGAAGTGGGGAAGTTTTAGAATTTCAACTTGATCTGTCTGCTGGAACATTAGAAGTGAGTGTCGATGGAGGCAGCTATTCAAGTGTCGCATCTAGTCTATCAGGCATATTTTTTCCACTAGCAAAAGCGGCTTGCACAGCTGACTTTGGACAGAGTGGTTTTACTCGTGATGACACAACCTTCAATTATTTATCGACCAGCAGTTTATCGCCAGCAGTTGAAGATAGCTCAACCGCTTTTCAGACTACTCTTTATACAGGTAATGGTTCTACACAATCCATTACAAATGGTGGCAATTCAGACCTGCAACCAGATTTGATCTGGATAAAAAATCGTGATGCTTCAGACAGCAGTGTTATCACTGATGCTGTAAGAGGCGTTACAAAAATTTTAGCTTCTGATGCAAACACCGCTGAAGCGACAGACGCTGACACAATAACAGCATTTGCGTCAGACGGATTTGCTTTAGGTGCTGATGACAAGGTGAACACAAACACGGAAAAATATGTTTCTTGGAACTGGAAAGAATCAGCAACAAACGGATTTGATATTGTAAGTTTTACAGGCAATGCCACAGCCCGAACAATTTCACACTCACTTGGCGTTGCACCTCGGCTAATGATGGTCAAAAACTTAGCCGACTCTGATAATTGGGCGGTCTACCATGCGTCAATGGCAGCCGACCCACAGACAGATTATTTAAGTTTGAATACTAATTCCAACATCACAGACGATAGCACAGTCTGGAATGACACAGCCCCAACAAGCTCAGTATTTTCTGTTGGCACAAGCAGCCTCACAAATGGAAATTCGGAAGCTATGATTGCGTATCTATTCGCAGAAGTGGATGGGTTAAGCAGTTTTAGAAAATACACAGGGAACTCAAATGCGAATGGAACTTTTGTGCACACAGGTCACAGACCTTCTCTAATCATTATAAAAGAATTAGCAACTGAGGATTGGGTCATTTATGACACAGCACGAAATGTAATTAATGAATCAAAAACAGTTTTGAGGGTGGACAGCAACACCACCGAATATACAGGCTCTGGTCGTGAAATAGATATACTGAGCAATGGTTTTAAACTTAGAACCTCCAATGCCACGCTCAATTCTTCTGGTGATTTCATTTACATGAGCTGGTCAGAAACCCCTTTCAAAACCGCACTAGCGAGGTAAAAAATGTTTAAATATAAAGATCGTGTCATTCGACCAGGTGCTTCGTGGACGGATGATAACAACATTATTCATCCGAGAAACTGGCATATATGGTCAGCTGAAGATAAAAAGGCACACGGTGTCACAGAAGTTGTTGAAGAAACACCACCCGACAGCCGCCTTTACAACTGGTCACAAAATTTAGATGGCACGATCAACAAAACTGCTAAATCACTTGATGACACAGGGTCAGGTGAAAACCTCGTTCGCGGGGTGCGGTGGCATCTGAAAGAAACTGTGAACAAACAGCAAAATGCGCTGCTTGCTTTAACGGATTGGTATGTCATTAGAAAATCCGACAAAGGCACAGCAATTCCTGACGCTGTGCAAGATCACCGAGATGCTATTCGTGCCAAGGGTGATGGAATGAAAACCTCAATTAATAATGCTGCTGACACAAACGCAGTCGCTAATATATTGCCTTCACTTTTTAACTGGCCAGAGGAGTAAAATAGATGTCTCATCACACCCCAATACACAAAGCAAAAAATTGGTTTCTGAGCAGAGCCAATGAAGCCTCGACCCTGGGAGGGATAGCAATCATTTGTCTTAGCCTGTCCGTCATTTTTGGGTTTTCAGTTTTAGCTTGGATCGGACTAGGCATTGCAGCTGCAAGCATTTTGCAATCTGATGGTAAATGTCAAAAGTGTAACAAGGGCAAGAAAAAATGATAGGTGCTTTACTTCCAATTTTGACACCACTAATTGGAGATGTTGTTAAGCGCATTTTGCCAGAGGATAAGGACAAGAGGGCTGATATTGAGCGCGAAATAAATATGACGCTCCTTAAAAACTCACAGAGTATTGAAAACGCTGCGGCATCAGTTGTGTTAGCCGAGGCAAAATCAGAACACAAAATTACCGCAATTTGGCGGCCGCTGTTGATGATTACAATTACAGCCATAGTCGCGTGGAATTTTTTGTTTGCACAACTCATTGAATTGGCAGTGCATGTTTTTACTGGCGATCAGATTCCTCTCGCAATCGACCTACCTTCAGAGCTTTGGACATTATTAACAGTTGGCGTAGGTGGATACGTTGGTGGACGCAGCGCTGAAAAGTTTGCGAAAAACTGGAAAAAATAATGGACATGGCTTTACTGAAAATGCTTATCCCTTTAGGCATTGTTGCTATCACAGCAATTATCGGTTACGCGAAATTGCAAGCTAAAAGTCAGCAGCACTCTGAGGCAATCAGTATGCTGGCTAAAGATGTTCAAAATCTGGAAAAGCAATCTAGTCATACGGTCACTCTGGTAGCCAAGATGGATCAGGCTGAAAGGAATGTGACTCAACTCTGGACGGCCCATGAAAGCGTAAATCAAAAATTGGAAGCCAGCGAAAGAAACATCACTTCTAAGTTGGAACGGCATCGTGACAGGTTGGACGAAAGATTCATCGCCCTTCGAGAAAAAATTAACGGTGGTTCACACTGATGGTGATGGAACTATGGGTTGGAATTGTTTTGATGTTTGGTTCAACCGAAAGCCAATTTAAAAATTCAATTCACACAATTAGCAGCCCCCCTTTTGCAAACGTAAAACTTTGTCAAAAATCAATTGAAAGCCAGGGCATGGAAATTTACTTTAAAAGGTTTGCGCCACAAGGCTGGGTTTTAGGAAACTTGTTTTGTATTCCCTTGTTGCAAGATTATCAAATTGATTTGGGAAAATCGGTTAGTAAATGAAATGGTCAAATACCCTATTGACGAAATTCTAAGCAGTTTGAAGGCAGAGGAAGGATATTCTGCAACGTGCTATTTATGTTCGGCAGGGAAACACACTGTGGCATACGGCAGAAATATATCTCCTGGTGGAATAGGTATTTCCAAGGAAGAAGCTGATTATCTTTTGAGAAATGATGTCAATCGAACAATCAAAGAATGCCAGAATTTTAAATGGTTTGATAAACTCGATTCACAACGTCAAAGTGTCATAGTTCAGCTTTGTTTTCAATTAGGTTACCCTGCCCTCTCAACGTTTCATCTAATGCTTGCTGCCCTGTCACAATCTCCACCCGATTTTAAAACAGCTGCAGCCGAATTGCTTGATTCAAAATTTGCTAAACAAGATACGCCAGCAAGAGCGAAACGTATGGCACAGCAACTCGCAGGATAGTCATGGCAAACAAAGCCCTCACAGATGAGCTTTGCAGACAAACCTTAGAAGCCATCGAAATTTACGGTAACACAAGTGCAGCTGCTGCTGGTCTAAAAATTAATCGGTCAACTTTTGAAAACCGAGTGCGGGTTGCCAAAGAAAGGTTTGCTGCAGCAGCACCGAAGGATGTGGAGCTACCCACTTTTCCAAGTGATGATATTCCAATTGTCGAAATTCTCGACACGATGGAAAAACGTTTTTCAAAACGTGCAGAAGCACAAGCCGCAAAAAAATGGTTTACGGTCAAAGTAAAAAATAGTGATCCAATGGGTCTGTGTTTCATTGGTGATCCACACATCGATTCTAACGGCTGTAACATTTCGTTGTTGCGAAGAGACATTGAGTTGATGAATCAGCCCGGCATGTTCTGTGTGAACCTCGGAGACACAACCGATGGTGATTGGCCAGGCCGCTTAATGAAACTCCATGCACAATCTGACCAAAGCATCACGACAGCTCGACGCTTAGCCGATTGGTTTCTGAATGACACTGGACTGCGCTGGCTTGCGATTCTGATCGGAAATCACGATGCCTGGGGTGAAGGCGCTGAGATTTTACGAAGGATGAATGTGCAAAAGATTCCAATGATGGACTGGTCGGCACATTGGAAAATAAAATTTAGCAACGAGCGCGAATGCAAGATTATCACAGCACATGATTTCCCTGGGCATTCGATGTGGAATAGCCTCCACGCAAACCAGCGTGCAGCAACAACAAGCACCGATGCACATATTTATGCCAGTGGTCATAAACATAATTGGGCGATGCATCAGGAAGAAAATGCACATCGAGAATTTGTGTATTGGCTGGTGCGTGCCAGAGGCTATAAATATATAGACAGTTATGCGGATAAATTGGGCTATGCTTCTCAGCAACACGGAGCAACGATCTGTGCGATCATTGATCCAAAAGCCAGCAGCGAAGCGAGGTTTGTAACTTGTTTTGCAGACCTTGAAGAAGCATCAGACTATCTAAAGTTCAAACGCCAAACATCAAAACGTGCAAGTGAAATTTTAAAAAATGCCAAAACGTGCAAGTGAAATTTTAAAAAATGCCAATTAAATTTTAAAAAAAGCAAAAACGTGCAAGTGAGTGAGGGTTTTTTGCTTGCAGATTGCTTGCAGATTGCTTGCACGCGACACGTTTGTATTGCCAAATCACCGTTCGTATCATAGAATCACATTAGGTGATGTTGTTACGTGTTACAAAGCAAAAGGTGAGGGTTTCTGTGGGTTTCGTTGGTGTTAATTGGTATCAGTTAGTTTGTTCCCCGGTAGCTCAGTTGGTAGAGCGCCCGGCTGTTAACCGATTTGTCGCTGGTTCGAGTCCGGCCCGGGGAGCCAACATTTCCGCCACTTTTATGAACACTAGTTTAAGAGAGTGGCGGTCTACTTGCAGATTACTTGCAGACGTTTTTTTCATTCTCTCCTCCCCTTTTCAAAAAAACCGCTTTGTCACAAAAATAATTTTTTCTCACAACAAAAAAAACCGCTTTGTCGCTAAAAAAAAACCGCTTTGTCGCTATTGCAATGTCACCTACAGTTACTATATGATGCTTGTGAAGCATATTTAACCTGGAGGAAGCACAATGCAAGTAGAACCACGTTATCGAAAAAGTATAAAGAAGTGGGTTGTTGACACCCGCGCTAAAGGCATCAAAAAATTAAATGGTGGTGTTGGTGAACAAAAAGAATTTGTTTGCAAAGAAGCAGCTGACGCA